ATGATAAGTCTGCGTCCCAAGAGTGAGTAGAGTACTTTGTTAGCTCTAACTTCGTCTGCAATTTCCTTCCAAGCTTTTCTGATTTCAGGGAAAGCGAGATGATAAGCGGCGTGCGCTTCGAATGCTTGGTTAATAGGTATACCACACACTTCCGCGAGAAGTGGGGCTCCCATACGATAATTAAGTCCGTGTACACATCGCTTTCCAAGGAAGCGGAGAGTAGGTCTTCCTTTATCGTCTCTATCGTAGGAAGGAATCTCATCATATGGGATTCTAAAGATTCGCTCGGCATTCCCTCTGTGCACATCGAAGCTATTGTCTGTCTTAGCTCTTTCGAATGACTCGATAAGTCCATTGACTTTCCATTGATATGCGACAATTCTAGCCTCCGCTTGTGATAGGTCAAAGTATGTGAACATGTATCCAGGGTCAGATACAAACATGTGGTATGCTTTTTCTGGTTGGTTCTGTAAGTTCATTCCTGAACCCCACATGACCTGAGCTGAACTCAATCTACCTGGAGCACTCTGAACTCCCCACTGTCTATACTCACAACGTATCCTTCCATCAGGATCTACTTTTGAATTTAGATATGTCGATAGAAACTTAGTGTCTGTTGCGAAGTCGTTGTATAGATGTATGAGTTCTGCATGTGTATCAGTAGTGCCTGGATGCACTAACATCCTATCTCTGTTTGCTTTGTTAGTGCTTCTACCGTGACCGACTAACTTCATGTCATCGAACCAGAACTTTGCCATCTGCTGATTAGAGCGCAGATTAGGATACAATGGTTCTCCATTTATCTTTTCGGCAATAGAATAGAACTGTTGTATTTTCTTATCCAGTTCTTCTTGAAACTCAATAGCTAGTTTATCTTTGTACTCTTTGTCTGCTTTTATTCCTCCGACAGTCATAGCTGTAAGATGTGGTTGTAGTTTCATTACTCGATCGAAGAAGAACTTATCTAGCTTTTGTTCTTTGAGTTCTTCGTGGAGCTTTTCGTGTACTGCGTAAGTGATGGCGCAATCTTTGACGTTGTAATCCCAAAACTGATTGATCGCATTAGGGTCAGGATTTTCCCTCCATTCTTTTCCTTCGTCTTTGTAATACGGATGAGTCGTATACTGTGCGGTGAGGAACCCCAAGTTATGTGGCATTCGTGGGTAGAGGGTGTGATGAGCCAAAAGAGTGTCAAACCAAATCGGTTGAACACGGATGCGATCTTTGTACCAAAGCCAGTAAGCATCAAAGTTACCGTTCTGAGCTATAAATCGTTTGCCGGGTTTGGAGAATAGTCTTTGAATATGTTTACGTAGTCCAACCTCGTCTTCAAGGGAGAACGTGTCACTAGTGTTTCCACGGAAATTAATGCAGACTCCTTCATGCGCTTGATTCGCAAAGCCAATACATGCTGTTTGGTTCGCAATAGTCTCAATGTCGAAAGCGATGGGTTTATCGGTATCCATAAGACTGTCAAGTTCATCATGCGCTTCTTCCAATGACAGATTAATCCGGTGTTTTATTACATGCTTCTTGTATTTACCTTCGCGTACTAGTTTAATCTTGTTTGCGTCAAACTTATATATGACTTCCCACCTGGATTCGTATAGTATATAAGCAGGATTGAACATGGCTATTGCACTGACTTTTCTCTGAGATCTGCCGACCATACAGTTAAATACAGAACCACGCCAGTTAGTGATCTTGCTATCGTTAACAAGAGCGTGTAAAGCCATTCCGCCTAGTATTATGACTATCTCTATATTAGGTAACTGATCTATTTCCCAGTCTAGTAGTCCTTCCCAATGGTCTCTTTCGTCTTTCTTGATGGGAGACTTATCAGACATCTGCCTACCAAAGTTGAGAACTCTCTTGCATACATTTGTAACATAACATTGTGATCTTGTGATTCCAATCTCTTGCATCTTATCCCAGAAGTAAGCCCCAGATGGTCCCACAAGTGGTATCTTCATCTGCTCTTCTTTCTCGCCAGGAGCTTCTCCTATAACTAGTATCTTTGATTCAAGTGGTCCTGATCCTGGGCAACTCAGCGTCAATCCTATTTGAGTTGTAAGTTTTGTTATTTCTCTTAGGAGTTCAGTTTCGTTTCTAACGCTGGTATCCAACGTAGAGCCCTCCAAAGTTGAATGCGATATAAGTCAAGTTCATGCTCATTATTTATACGCTTACCTTTACATCCCCATTTTTTCCAATCAATCCAGTCTCTACTGTCATTATCAAAGTCGCATCCTGGTCTTTCGATTTGTAAGATAAAGACATTTCCTGGGCTGAAGGCTTTGACAATAGCTTCAACCTCTCCGTCGAATCCTCCACCGTTAATGAGTGCATATCTACACGGTGTTTGATTGATCTCTCTAACCACCAGTTTACCCAAGTGAGCATCTCCAAACATAGGCTTAATATAGTTCTCGCTAATATCAATAAGAACTTCTCTTGGGCTTCTTGTTGCAGGTGCATCACTTGCAGGCCAGTCTGCGTATCCCAAGGTGACGGACTGTTCATCCTTTAGATTCTCCAATAGATTATATGTTTGTATATCTGTGAAGTTGAACATGGCCCTGAATATCTTACGGAGTGGATCAGCAAACCTAAATACTTCACAGTTTGGTATGTCCTTCTTTAGGTATGTAACTGCCATGTCTTTACCGCAGCCTGGCGGACCATTGACTATTATGATTTCAGTCATCTGACTATCTTATCATCCTTCTTATAGAGTGATAGAGACAAGGCTCGTTGATCTGTAACCAATCTAACAGACTTACGAGCTCTTGATATACCAGTGTATAAGTTCTTCCTATTCAGTAGAAAGTTCCTTGACTTATTCATCACGTACATGACGTGTTCGTACTCACTACCCTGACATTTGTGTGTTGTGATTACATATGCAAGGTCTATATCTTTCTGAGGATTAAAGTACTTAGAACCATGTCTATCTTCGTACTCTTGAATTGTTGGTATAGTAGTGACCTTATCTCCAAAGTCTATCTCGATCCCCATTTGATCATCGGTGTTTGCGATGTTGGTCTTTCCGCCGCCAGTAGGGACAATTATCTTCGAGACAATACCAGTCTCTCCATTAAACACTTCAAGACCATAGTTGTTCTTCATTATAACAACCTTGTCTCCTTCAAAGATACGAAGATGGGATCTTTCATCCCATTGATGGCGTTCGAGTTCCCAGTACATTCTACCTGATGGTTGTACTAATGATTGAATCTGGGCGTTGAGAGATTCTGTTCCAACCCATCCCTTCTTAGTGCAGGATATTATCTGATTATGAATACTTGTAAAGTCTACAGCTTCATCTTTTATATTGCCAAAGTCATCTACGTCATCTAATTCAGCCAGGACTCTATTACATATGACGACTACAGGATCATCTGTGATATCAAGAATGAATGTGTTACTTCTCTTCGGCATTCCACCACGTATGATCAGATCACCGTTTGATATAATGTCGCTGCCTTCTTCCTGTCTATGTATCTTAGTTAGCCAGACACCATTAAACTTGTCTAACATGTTCATGAATGGCGACGGCCTGTTCTGAAGAGACTTGGCACTCTCGATCGGAGACAATTGATTAGCATCTCCAAACATGCGTATAAGACTCCCAGGACGCATAGCATCAAGAAGGTTACGATGTACTTCATGATTGACCATAGCATACTCGTCGCCAAGTATAATATCATAAGGAATTGGTTTGTTTCTATCGCACTTAGGGTCTGATGAAACAAGTGCCCTGCCTGTCTTTTCATCTATTTCTCCAGGCATTGGGTATTCAAGGAGACGGTGAAACGTCATAGCAGGTATACCTGTTAGCTCCTTAATACGTTTTGCAGCTTTTCCTGTTGGTGCTGCTAGTACAACTTCCTTATTCTGTCTCTTCCAGAACTCATAGACTTGTTTTAGTATCGTAGTCTTTCCTGTTCCTGCTTGACCAGTTACAGCTACGATCCTGTTATCGGGTGAGGTGCAAGCACGTACTGCTTCTTTCTGTGTAGCATCAAGCTCCATCTGCTTCGATATTATCTGATTCATTATCCCTATGCTCTTTCAAAGCCATTGCACAACGAACTATACACCACCTACCAAATCCAGCTAAAGTAAGTCCTAGAGAGTCAGCTATCTCTTTAGCCATATCATATTCGGCATTGGTGCAACGGATGCGGAGATTGCCACCGTACTTTCCGGTTGACATAACTCCTCTTGCGCGTGGTATCTCAGTTGGGCGTGGGATTGTCACTTTTAGCGGCGGTTCGTATCTGTGAAAATAGTTGTTTTCTGGCAATTTTGTGTGTGATGCCATATATGTTGTTCTCCTCAATGCAGTCATCGACTTCTTTATCGATTGTCTGTTTGAAAGACTTTCCACATTTCTTGCAGAAATCAGTTACCCAATCGAAGTTGTGTCTCATAGCACACTTTCTTTTGTGTGTCAAGCACTATTGTTTTCGGAGTCTTCTTCACTTTCAGGACTGAGCTTCATTTGATAAGCAAATACAGGGATATCATGTGGATAACCTCCATCTGCGTCTGAATGAAATACAATATCCTTATCTAATGAAGCAGCAAACTCTACCGCAAGTGCCGTTCCCTCACCTATAAGATCGTTTACGTTAAGTACATAAACACAGTCGCAGTATACTATCTTTGATAGTTGAACTGCTGCCATTCTTATCATCGATCCCGCAACAGCCTTGGGGTCGTTTTCAACTATATCTTTCGTAGACTGTTCTATCAATCCATCAACTCTGTGTCCTTGTAGCGTTAAGCTCCGTTCCACTTCTCTCCACTGTTTGTGGAAATAGGTAGACCCAATGATTGTAATTCGCATTGTGTACCTATGAGTATTATGTTGTGTGTCGCAGTAGAATAGCAAAAGGGCGGCACCCCTTCGAATGCCGCCCGATTGCTGATTTTGTCTCTGCGTACCGTCTTACGAGACAGCATCTACCGTAATGTAAGTCGCGCCAGGATTAGACTCCATAAGTTCAAGAGCCGTTGCTCCGTCCCGTGTGGCACCAAGCACTTCAATATCATGCTTGTCGATTTGGTCGCCAGCACGCGACTTGATCACCATAATGACCTTGCGAGCCTTTGCGGTTTACGTTTTGGTGCGTCATCTGCCATTAGGTATACCCCTTCATTGGCTGGTTGATGATTGAGACAATGTACTATAGAAAAGAGGCAGTGTCAACTCAAGACACTACCTCTATTCCAGTCCAGGCTAAGTTGCCCGAACGCGAGTGATGACAGCGCGGGGCGTACCTTCCCAGGTTTCGCTACCAACTTCGACAGCAGCTTCTGAGCCGACCCAATCGTTGACATCTATCTTTTTCCCCAGTGGTGCACCTAACGCTTCGATGAAACGCTTAGTACCGTAACGTGCTTGAGCGTTGTCCTCAAGGGATACCCTACGATACATAATGGTTGTACCATCTGGGTTGCCTTCCGTGAAATCAGGCGGGTACTGATCCGAACTGATATGGAAAGCTACTTCTCCGTAACGTGTGCCTCGTTGGGAGGTCTTCTGCATAGCGGAGCGAACCTGCGCTGTATACTCACCAGCGGGAAGAGGCTCGGGGGCGTCTTGTTTAGATAAGTCTACAC